CCACAGCCTCGTGATTATCCGTCAGTTTGAGGAGCATTTCCAGTAAAGCCGCTTTCCCCTGCAGTGGGCGCAGTTCAGACTCCGATGGTGCCGTTACCAGACCCTTGAACGTCTGTTCCTTCAGGAGTTGGAGGTACTCCTCCAGCCCCGCCCATGTCTCCGGCTTGGCCATCAGCGGCCCCAGCAGCTTCGCTTGCTCCTTGCTGTACATTTGCCATCAGCCCTTTCAGCATCTGTGCGTAAAGTTGTGCTTCGTTTGCATCGTTCACGAGGCTATCGGGGTCGATGTCCTGTGAGATAGCTAGTTCGCGCATCAGGTTTGGAATCTTGATAAACGGCGCAAGCATCGGGTTCGATACAGTCTGCAGCAGAGATGTGAGACGCTGTGTGCGAACCTCCTTCTGCATGACTGCGGCTACGCCGCGAGGCTTAATCTCAAGGTCGCCCATGATGTCTTCTGAGTCTTCGTTGAACTGCATGTTCCACTGGAAGTATGCTTCACCGAGAGGCTTGAGAAGGAAATCATCTACGTTCTTGATTACCGTCTTCATCGACAGACCAGCAGAACCCATCAGCATGGACAAGCCAGCAGCGGTTCGACCAGTACCAGTTACGCCTGTCTGACCGTGTACAATCGACGGAATACCTGTTTCTTCGTCAGCCAGTTGACGGCTAATCTGATACATCTGCAGGTTCTCACCGGCAGTGTTCGGGAACTTGAGGCCGTTGATAGCTGTCCCTGTAACGCCAGACTGACGACGGAAAATCTTTCCGGGGAAGATATCCATGTTCTGTCCCGGCACGAGACTGGCTTCATCCACATCGAACACAAGGTTACCAGCGAGGGCAAGGTTGTCGATAGCCATACGAACATGACCGTTCATAAGCTTCTGTGCATCTTCCATGTTCTCCGCGACGCCAACACCCCAAATTTGATATGGGTTGATTTCGTACGGGAACACCTGATAAGGAATGCGGGCCGGTGTGAATGGGTTTAGAACACAGCGAAGAACCATGCCACCACAAACCCAGACGTTTACCTGAACTTCGTCGAACTCGGACATGCTCTCTGCGCCTTCGAGACCAGCTTCTATAGCCAGCTTCGAATCCAACACGCCCCAGTATTCCAAAACTTCGTAACGGTTGCTCTGGTAGTACGGCTCAGTTTCATCCTCACGGATGGTATCTTCGTAATACTTATCTTCGTAGTTCGGGCCTTTGGCCAGACACTCCTGAATGGCATCTGCATTGAAATACGGACGCTTGATAAGGGCACGAAGTTGCTGACGATTCATGCGGTGACGTTCGATGACGTACTCACAGTCGTCGATGCTGGTTGCTGACGGGTCCGGATGGAAGTCCCAGAGGGATACCATCTCAATGCGGGGAACCGTCTTTTCGTCTGGCATGTAAGTACGCTCACCAAACTCGTCACGTTCCCAGCGGTGAACCCGCTTATGAAAATTGAACGGGCCTTTTACGACACCCGTTCCCAAAAGACACGACTCAAAGATAGAACTCCGCAACACGTTTACAGCGTTCGTGTCGAGAAGTTGGTCGTGAATAGTTTTCTCCATGCGATGAGCAGCAATCTTTGCTGGCTCAATCTGCGGCTCCCCAATACGAGACTTGCCCTCTACGAGAGGAAGTTGCCCGTATTCGCCCTGTAAGCCCCCTAGAAAGGCTTTAGGTTCCTCGGCCTGTAGGGCACCCGGGAGAAGCTCTCTGCCATCTCCTGCGAACCCGTAGGGGTCTTGCGGCTCCATCTGGTCGAGGGGGGTCTCCATATGAGCAAACTCCGCAATGCCTTCGGGCACGGGAGTAGACTCAACGACCAACGGGAACTTCTTGTTGGCAAACAAGATGTCGATAATTTGACCGTACGCGGCCAGAACCTTCGTCTTGGTAATTCGAATGAATACCTGAGAACGCTCTGAATCACGGTATTGGGTTGTGGAGTCATAAATGCCACGGAAGTTCTTGTATGCCTGTAGCCACCGCTGCTCGTGAGCATAGCGACCATTTTCGGCATCTTCGAACTTCGACTTGACATACGCTGCCAAACCCGGCATTTGCTCTTCAGGGTTGAGCAAGCCTACGGTAGTGTCGTCCGCTGGTTGGAGAAAATTATCTTCTGACATATCTTAGTAGTCACGCTCTTCAGCAAGACGCATGATAGAACCATCGACAGCAGCTTTAGTCTGCTTCTTTGGCATGTCTTCAGTCAGAGTACCTTGAGCAGTCTTGGTGTCGAACTCAAGACCTTCACGATACAGTTGGTCAGCACCCATCTGGTCATCCACGGAAGTCGTGCATGCTGCGTCGATGTAAGCTGCGCCGTAGTTGTAGTTGTTATTTGGCATCGGTTTTCTCTCTCTCACTACTTATACAACGCCTGACGCTCGGGCGGCAGGTCGTCGAGGGTTATCTCTATACGAGGTCGTACGAAACCTTCTTCTTGAGCAGGGGAGGCTTCTGGTTCCCTGTTTCGAGAAACGAACCCGGCATCAGCGATTGCCATCCGTTCCATATCTTCTGTGCTTTCGTCCAGCATGTCTGCTGGCTCTGTAGCTATAAGTTCCATGCGGTCTTCTGGTGTGAGTTCGCCGCTGGCAAGAGTTGTTGGCTGCATAATCATTGGCACGGCTGCAGCAACTCCTGCGGGTGCCCGTGCTGCCAGTGCAGCGGCTTCCATTCCGTATTCAGTGGCAAGAGCCGCGCCTGTTCCAAGTGGGTCTCTAGCAAACTCGTAAGCAGCCGTACCTAATGCTGCGAGACCTGTGGCTTGCAAGGTCTTTTTGCCTACGTCTTTTAAGTCTATGTCCTTGACTGCTTCCGTCACATCTTCTACTTTGTCGGAGAACAGTTCCCACAAACCGTTAGCTTTTAGCTTTTCAATAACCTCTGGTGTAAAAGCGTCTTGCGTAGTTTTTCCGTCAGGACTAAGGCGAGAGGCTTTTTCCTCTTGATATATCTCCTGACGACGTATACGTTTTTGCGCCTTCACACGCTCTGCTTCTTCGTCGAGGGCACCGATAGCAATTTCTTTTTGTAAAGCAGCTTCTTCCGACGTTGCAGCTTGCAGCCGCAGTTCCTGCTTACGTGCTTCTCGCACCTGCTCTATTAAGTCGAGGTCAGCGTCAGTCAGTTTCCCTTGAACCTGTGTGCCAACAATCTCAGAACCTTTAGGGATGACGGCCAGACGAGCAGAACCCTCAGTAGTTAGACCGGCAGCATCTACCCCCATAGAAACAGGAATTTCGTTTAGAGTTGACAGACCGAGAACTTCGCCGTACATGTTTTGTAGGGCACGGAGGGCTTGCTTGGCTGTGGTGCCCTCATCTGTAATAATTTGAGAAACGTAGTGCTTACGAGTGATGCCCTTCATGCCGTCGATTGTCTCATCGAAGGATGCGTGGCCCATAATAGCACTAGCTTCAGTCTTATACCCTAACTCACTTGCAATAATAGAAGGGATAATTTTACGAATATCGGAAGCACCAGCAACCGCACGACCCATTGCTTTTTCAAATGGCTTGAATCTTTCAATGATACCTCCCGGCATTTTCATACCAGTGGTCATTTTATTCACAAAGTTGCTGGTTGCTTTCTTCGGGTCTTTTATATCCTTATCAAGAAAGACGTATTCCCGACCCTCTGCTTGTGCCTTTTCAGCAGCGTCTCGTATAATTTCTAACGCAACTTCCGGGAGGTCGAGTTCGTTACGAATCTTATTGACGCGGCGATACGACTCCTTAAAAGAGCCGGTTTCGAAGTCGATATCGTCTACCTTAATACCGGCAACTTCTCCGGGACGCAGCGGGACTAGAGCGTTGAAAGCAACAGCGGCGCGAGTTCGCGGGTCTTTGATAACAGACATGCCCTCTGTTAGGGCAGTAAGAGACTTCTTGGCTTCAGGAACACCTTTGAACTTCTTGGTTCGACGTGCCTGTTGCGCTTTTTCTAATTCTAACGCCCGCGCTTTTCCCGCAGGGCTAAATACATCAGAATAAGGATAAGAAATGTCGCCTATGCTAGAAATACGACGAAGCTCATTTTCTACACTGAGAAGTGCGACGAAGTTTCCTTCTGTCCCAACTTCATTTAGCTTACGAAGAAAAGACTCCTCTTTCAAGCTAGACCATGGGTCATCTAGAGACAGACCTGCTGCTTCGATATTTTTAGCAAACGCATTAGGCGCACCCTTCGAGGTACTCAAAGACTTACCTGCGCCTTCAATAGCCTCGCGAATGGTGAGCGTCTTCTGCTCTATCTTTTGGGTGATGTCGGCCATTTAGTATCCGAAAGTATTATCGAAAGGCTGGAACGATTGCTCCTTGATGCCCTGCAAAGTTTTGTGTATAGATTGATATCCCGACGTGCGCGTCATCACCATGTAGCGCAACGCATCGTAAGCATGGTCTTCTGCTTTTGTGTCTACGTCTTCACTATTGGTTTTGGACAGAGGTATGCCCGATAGTTGCGCTATGGTGTGTTTACATGTCGAGAAGATACGAAGACGCGGTTCTTTAGTGTAGGGGTCGTCAGCAAGCCGCCTGTGCAGTTCCATTTTTCCTTGAAGACGGTTACGGTCTGAGGGTGTCCACCTAACACCAGCCCGCATCATTGTTTCAGCAATGGACGGGCCGAATCCGGTCTTATTCCAGCAAGAAGCGTCTAGAACATTGTAGTGTGGTAGTGGGTCTAACTCTTCTGCTTCTAGTATTTTATCAGCGAGTTGCTCTGCTGTCAAGTGCTTTGCATACAACTCACGATAAACCCAGATATTGTTATCCCAATCAATAGCCCCCCAAAGAACGCACGACGGACTCGCATACCCGTAGTCTGCCGCACGTATACGGGGCCAGTTGGTTGGAAGTTCAAAATGTTCGACCACATGACGCACTCGTGAAAATTCGGGGAAGGCCGCTCCCTCCGCCACATCCCAATCCCCTTCTAGGAGTCGTCTACGCTCGACATCCGGGAGCGACCTGAGCATAGCCTCGTACTGGCCGTCTGCCATCAGGTAGGGATTATCAGTCAACCGCGCGGGAACAAATTTGCGATAGAACAGCGGCTGACCTGCTTTTTCGTGACCCTCTGGCCACACAAATGTTTTTCCAGTTTCTAAGTCGTAGGCACCAAAAGGCTTGTTTGCCTCGCGGTGGTCGATGTACATCTTCTTGACCCACCAACCACCCACTCCTCCGGGGTTGGCTGTGCAGCGCATGCACAACTGTTGCTGGAGTTCAGGATCAGTAGAACGAAGGCGAGAACGCAAGTAATCCCAGACATAGGACGAAGGATACTGAGTAATTTCATCTATGCCGATC